AAAAAATGATAGACAACCCCATAGATTGGGACTGGCTATCTATATAGTAGGTGATCTGATGGTGATCTGATGGTGATCTGATGGTGATCGCCGGGTGATCCCTGTGCTATGACTGTGCCGATGACTGTACCTAGAGTGCACCGTGAGTGTACCTTGGGTGGACCTTGAGTGTACCTTGAGTGGACCTTGGGTGATCTGGTGGTGATCGCTGAACGCAGTGGCTGTGCTATGACTGTGCTGTGAGTGGACCGTGAGTGTACTAAAAGGCCCAAAGACGGATATAGACCGATAGGACCGAAGCGGACCTAATGTCACCTAATGTCACCCCATGTCCCTTGCGGTGGTCCCTTACCATCTGGGCGCACCATGCAAACAAGGGCTTTCGTGGACCATCGTGTCACCGACCGCGTGACCCCCCCTCCCATTCGACCAGCTTTCGGGGACCACAGGCCCCCCACAGGGGGGTGGGCGGGAAGGTACACGTATTATAAGGTACTCAGATTTTTCCCCCGAAACTAGACCTCCCCCAGCGGTACACTCTAGGTACACTCTAGGTACACTCTAGGTCCACTGTGAGGCCACTCAGGGTCCACTCAGCACCTCAGGGTACCCTAGGTCCCCTCAGGGTCACTCAGGGCACCCTAGGTCCACTCAGGGTTCCCTAGTGTCTTGTCTATTGGGTGGTTACCGGTAGCAGTAGCACTCTGGGTACACTCTAGGTACACTCAAGGGAGGGACATCCTTGAGTTAATCGTTTAGACACTTAGTGTAGACCTAGGGTGATACCCGGAGTGTACCCTAGGTGTACCCTAGGTGTATACTTAGGGTAAACCTGGGGATTCATATCTTCATGGGGTCCCTAATTCAACCCATTGATACCAAAGGATGAAATCCAAGTGTTACTTGAGGGTCCTGAGCGGTGTCCTAGGGGGGTGGTAGCATGGTCCATGAACTTAGCTAGTTCCCTATCCAGAGCATCCTCTTTCTGTTGGTTGATACCCATCTCTTCATCTCTGTGCATCTGTTCAGTGAACCGAGCGACACCTATAGCCAAGGCATCCAACCGGTCATCATGACGGAGACACCCTCTCTCTGTAGTGAGGCGGGTCATCTGGTAGATCATCATCTTAGATTGACGTACAGCCTGCTCATACTTCATGGCAGTCCTATAGTCACTCTCGATCACCTCAGGTGATATCACCAGCTTATGGTTCATCATGACAGGTTCCAGAGTATCGATGATCCTGCGTTCCTTCTGGGTACTATGGCGTACCTCTTCCAGAGTGCAGGGGTGGATACCCGCAAGGACAGGTCCTAGGAGTTGACCGAACATACCATCACCGAAGTTGCTCTCGTAGATCACCTCGTTCACCTTATGCTTCTTAGCGATGTGAGAGAGTTCAACCAGAGTGTCCTTATCGTAGCCCCCTTGGAGGCCCCCGGCTGCTGGGATGTATAGGTAGCCATTGATCATCTTGACCACTGCGTACCCTGTTTCATCCTTACCCCGACCTGCAGGGTCAATCGCTAGGATACTTCCGGTGTACTCTGAGGTGATGTCCCCGACGTTCATTGGTGGGAACATCTTATCCCCACGCATAGCCACACAAGGGAGATCACGGTACACACGTTCCTCGAGGGGACCCCACTGTAACTTGAGGGGTGCAGTATCGGGGTCGATGTGCATCACGATCAGGTCCCTGACCTTCAGAGGGAACCTCTCGGTGTCACTCAGGGAGGTCGAGAGCATGAACTGCATGGCAAAGCCAGCCTTACCGTAGGAGGCCTCACGTTCAATCAGGTCACCATCGTCGAAACGATCGGGGTCCGTGGGTTCACCTACAGCCCTATCCAGTGCTTGGACGTAAGGGGCTAGGGTATCCCCATAGGCTTCCACCATCTTCTCGTCAGGTATCCTTGCGGGCCATACGCGCACCTCGTAGCCACGGTCAGGTAACTTGGTGTAGAGGCTATCCTCGGTCTGAGGGGTCCCTAGGAACAAGACACGACTGGTGGGGAGGGGCTTTAGGATCGCATCAAACTCTCGGACAGCTTCCCCAAGTTTATCTCGGGATGTCTGGGTGAATACGTTGTTCAGAACTTCGATGTCATCCGCAATGATCAGGTCAGCACGGCTACCTGTAAGCTGACCAGTGATACCTACAGATTTCACTGAGGGGCTTTGGTCTGCCACTGCAGGCTTTACGTCGAAGCTGATCTTGGATTGACGTTGGTTTGGGTCCGGACGGAGGTACTCGAGACCCTCTAGTTCCCATATGACACGCTGTGTGAACGTCGAGAAGGCATCAGCTCTCTCTTTGGAGGCCGAGACCACCATGATCTTCGTCTCTGCGTTACAGAGTAGCCTCCAGACGACGTACGCGGCTGTCAGGTGTGACTTCCCGCATCCCCGGAAGGCTTGAATACAGGTACGCTTCCGGCCGTGCTGTAGGAAGTCAGCAATGTCGTACTGCAAAGGGGTAGGAACAGGGAGTCCTAGGTGCTGGTGTAGGTAGTACACGAAGACCTTGAAGTCACCTCTGAGTTTCTGGTGAAACGGGGTGTTGGGAATAGTAGCCATATGAGGCCTCCTGTAAGCCTCTGTGAGGCCTATCTCTTACGATTGGGGATATAGGGTAGCCTAGAGTACCCTCAGGGCGCTTAGAGAGCCGTATGGGGGGTGCTAGGGGGTGTTCAGACGTTACAGGCGGCTGCTAGTTGAGCCGCAAACAGGTCGAGACCACTCAGGGTCTCCTCCGAGAGTAGGATTAGTTCTCTCTCGGTGAACGTAGGGGTCGGAATTGAGCATATAGCGTCAGCGGACCCACCTGCTGTTCCGCAAGCGCTCAATAGCATCATCACGGCTATCAGAAACTTCCACATTATCGATCCTTTCGACGGTTTCGATGTGTTCTTCGAGTTCTTGCACACGTTGGTCCTTCTTCTGGACCTTGCGGCCACTCTGGAATACCCCAATGAGGATACCCAGAGCCACCACGAGACCACTTAGGGCCTTCCCTAGGTTGGACGTGAGGAACGTAATCATCGCCCCGGTCCTTGCTTGAACACAGCGTCGATAGCGAAGGCACCAGCGACGAAGGTGAAGATGGGGAGGGTGAGGAACTCAGCGGCCTGTTGAGCACCGGGGGAATAGACCCCCCAGATGAACATACCCCCGAGGAAGACCAGCATTACACTGGCAACCTCCCGTTTGTAGGTCTTAGGTTTCATTGCTTGGTTCCTTCTAAGAACAGTTCCCGCTCCTCAGCGCGACGCTTGGTGAGGCCCCGGAGGACAACCATCTTACCGCCCTGTCTCTGCTTGTTCCACTTCGGGAACTCATTTGCAGCCCCTACGTAATCGTAAGCATTTAGCTTTCGGAGGAGGGTGGATGCACGGAAGTTGCTCCCACCGAGGTTAAAGATGAAGCTAGCCAGAGCGTCGTATTGGGGCTGTGTGAGGGGCACCTTGACGTCCCTGTCTAGTACCTCCCTTACCCACCTAAGATCGCCCCTGAGCAGCTTCTCAGCGTGTCTCTCGGTGATCACCATGCCCACTCGGGCTGTCTGAGTGTGCCCCCAGCCGATCGTCCAGACGTCGTGGGGTGTCGGGAGGTAGGCCTTGAGGCGGAGGGCCTCGTGCTTCTTGATCATGTCGATGTTCTTCACGCGAGTGATGGGAGAAGGACGTGCCTTGGGACGCAGGAAGTTAAAGAGGAACATGGGGGTATCCTTTCACGTCCTGAGGTGTCCCATCGATCACAGACTGTGCAGCGGTCCGCTCAGCGACGTCTGTAACGATCAGAGGGTTGACAACAGTTTCAGTGGTCTCATTGCCGTCAACGTCATTTGTCGTGACCTCAACAGTGACATCAAGTGACTCAATGCCAGTCTGCACAAGCACACTCTCCATGACCTCATTGCCTTCATCGTCATACTCACCTGTCGGCTGGTCTTCCCATACTTCGGCACGACCGTCAGCCAAGACATAACGAGCAAGCCGTACAGTGGCCTTGCGGTACTCAGAAAGCTGCCAGTTGAACGTGTTGTTGGCTAAGTTCACATCGTGACCTACTGAGAAGGCAGACATGAAAGCATCGAAAGCACCGTCAGCTAGGCGGATGGACTTCTCACGGGCTTGGTCAGACCAGACCCGCTTGATGTGCTTCTGTGCACGTTTCTCAAGCTGTGCTGGTGTTAGGGGCAAGTCGCCCTTTGTTACAAAGATGGTCATGCTTTAACTCCAATCACGCAGGTTTGAGTAGTGGCTGAGGGGGCTACGGTTTGTTTTACTTTGTAGTCAAAGCCATCGTAGACCACTTCGTAGTCATTGGCTGCACCTTCACGCTGCAACAGGCCATCCTCGAAGACGTCCTTGGGCTTCCAGCCTTTGGGCATGGTGTGGATTACGTCATCGTTGGCGTCGACTTCGAAGACGGAGACGTTGTCGATGCTTAAGCCCCCCGTGTGGGTGCCGACACGATAAAAGCCCATAACCGCATCGGTGTCAGTAAATGAGCCAGCGGGTATCGCTACAGTGTACGTCCCGTCAGTGGTGTAGTAAATAGATGGGGTGTAACGATTTGTTCCAGAAGACGACAACAATCTAATTTGAACGCCAAAGTTAGCAGTAGAAGCACTGATCGTAAAAGTAACGGAGTAGTTTTTTGTTGGGTCAAGAACTTCACCGCTAGCATTATAAGTATTCGAGCTTGAGGCTACGTCCCCGATGTTTAACTTACCACCACTAATCGTCCAACCACCGTTAAGCACCCAATCCGTATCACTATCAAACGTCCCATTCGTCACCAGCCCATCAAAGTAGAACTGCTGCTCTTGATAGCCCCCCTGATTTCTCAGGGAGGCCAGTTCTTCACGCAGGTTAACTACGGGCTTTTCAATATAAACAGTCATGGTTTACTCCTCGACTACTAGGCCATTGCTGGCACTGATTGCAGTTCCGA